ATCCAATCAATTGTTGAACGTGAACAATAATTAAATTAAATAAAAGTTATGAATTTGACAGCCGAACAAATCCAAGAAAATTGGAATGAATTAATGGAGTATATTAATGAATATATTTCCGAACCTCGTAAAGAAAAACTATTAGCGTTCTATGAGCAATATTCCGAACGTATAATGTTAATGCCTGCCGCGCATAAGAAAGAATATCATAATGCTTTCCCCGGAGGATATGTAGAACACGTTTTACGCGTTATTCGATGTGCATTAAAGCAATATGATATTTGGGATGAAGAAGGAGCAGATATGACTACATTTACAAATGAAGAATTAGTATTTTCAGCCCTGAATCATGATTTAGGTAAAATGGGAGATGAAGAACAAGAAGCTTATATTCCTCAAACAGATAATTGGAGACGTGAAAAATTAGGAGAGGATTATATGTTTAATACTAAAGTCCCTTTTGCATCCGTTCCCGATAGAGGATTATTTATGCTCCAATCTCACGGTATCCAGTATACATTTAATGAGATGGTTGCTATTCAGACGCATGATGGTTTATATGATAAGGCAAATGAAAAATATCTAATGGCCTATATGCCGGAACAAAAACCTAGAACATCTCTACCTTTTATCTTACATCAGGCGGATTTAATGGCAGCACGTATCGAATTTGAACGTGAGTGGTTACCTAAGTTAAAAGAGGACAAAAAGTCCGTGGATACCGGAAAAGGGAATTTTACATTGGGGAATAAACCCAACATGTCTAAAAAGACATCAACCAAAACAAAAGCTCTTGGATCATTTAAGAGTGAAGGTTTAAAAAATATATTTGATAGTTTATGATAGCAACAGTAATAATTAGCGTATTAGCGGTATTAGTTGTAATTTTAGGATTTACAACTTATAACCTTCTTAAAAAAAATGAGAAGCAAGAAGATATAGTAGCAGGTTACTTAGCTTATTTAGATAGTCTATCTCGCACAATCGAAATTTCAGACAAGAAATTGAAAGAATTAGATCGTGGAGGTGTATTTGAAAAGGATGATGAAGTTGGAGTTATATTTCAATCAATATTAAAAATCCAAGAGATCCTAAATGAGTTTAACATTAGAAAATCCAATTAAAGTGCCTAAAAAACGAGTTAGCAAAAATTATTTCACTCAGGAAACTGAGGATGCTATCGTTTTGTACAATAATACAACTGACTTTGAAATAAGAAGTCAAATTTATGAAGATAAGATACACTATGCTTTCTTCAAATTAACACAAAATATAATCCATACGTTCAAATTTTATCATACTGAGGTAGAAAATTTAGAACACCTACAACATGAGATTATAGTGTTTTTATTATCAAAAATCCACCTATTTGATCCTAGCAAAGGTGCCAAAGCATATTCTTACTTTGGTACCATTGTTAAGCGTTGGTGTATACTTTATAATGATAAAAATTATAAAAGTAAAATTAAAAAAGTATCAACGGATGAATTATTAAAAGATGATACACATTCATATACTATAGAAACATCAAGTGTTAACGATAAGTTATCTAAGTTTATGGATGAATACGTAGAATTTGTTAGTTTAAACATATATGAATTATTTACTAAAGAATTCGATGCTAAGATTGCAGATGCTATTTTAGAGTTGTTCCGTAAACGAGAATCAATTGACGTATTTAATAAAAAAGCTTTATACATTTACATCCATGAAATGATTCCAGAGGTAAAAACCCCAAAAATTACTAAAATAGCTGGAGTGCTTTATGAGGTGTTTAAGAAAAATTATTTATTTTACCTAGATCAGGGATACACTCATTTTCAACTCTAATAATTTTCTATATTTATACCCAAAAGTACTTATATGAGTAATTTAGAATCAAACGTTTGGGGTAAGAAGACATTTTCTGATATCCTAAAAGAAATATACGATAACCAAAAGAAAAAAGAAGTCCAAATATCTGCTTTGATAGGTGAGTTAAAACCACTTATCAATGATATTGGTGATGCTACATTAATAGTTCCATTAATTAAAGAATATATGGAATTAGGAATTAAGAATGATGAGCAGTTAGTTAAAATGGCTACCATCATTCAACGTGCTGTTGCCTCTAATAAATCAGAGGAAGAAGGATTTGGTATGACCGAAGACGAAAAAGCTCAATTGTTATCTGAAGTTAAAAAATTTAATCCTAAAGATTAAAAATGTTAAAAACTGGTATAACAAATTCTACTAGGGGAACATCCCCAAAATCTAATACTGGAGGTAACTCTAGTCAAATTGATAACCTTCAAAGTAAAATTGTTTCGGCTAGGGTATTAGATATAGTATTAGATGAAAATCATCCTAAATTTAATGATGTAGGTCAATGGAATGGGATAGGAGCCGTATATTATGAATTTGTTAATAAAATAGGTTCATCTAACCAAGCATCATATGCTTTACCTTATGATTCTCAAATTAAAACATATCCATTAGTAAATGAAATAGTTTTATTATTTTCTCTTCCATCTCAACAAATGGGAGTTAATACTATAAATGAATCTTATTTTTATTTAACACCTCTAGGTATTTGGAATCATCCCCATCATGATGCTTATCCAAACCCCATTAATCCATCAAAACCAACTCAAACACAAGATTATAAAGCTACTGAAAATGGAGTTGTAAGACGAGTAACAGATAATTCTACTGAAATTGACTTAAATTCCCCAGTTAATCCTTCTCAAAATACATTTGTTGAAAAAACAGATATACATCCATTAATGCCTTTTATGGGAGATTCACTTTTAGAAGGAAGACATGGTCAAAGTATCCGTTTTGGAAGTACAGCTAAATCACAAAGTGAAAAGAAAAACAATTGGTCTACAACAGGTACTAATGGTGATCCTATTACTATTCTAAGAAATGGTCAACCTACAAACGTAAATGATAGAGGATGGATTCCTATTACTGAAGATTTAAGTAATGATTTATCTTCAATCTATTTAACATCTTATCAACAATTAAATACATTTAAAGTTGCTAGTGAATTATACCAATCATATAACACACCCCCAACATTTCCCAGTCAATATAAAAATCCACAAGTAATATTAAATTCAGATAGAATTGTAATTAATGCTAAAACTGATAGTGTATTATTAAGTGCTCAAACATCTATAGGTATGTCTACTAATGGTAGTGTAAATATAGATGCGGCTTCACATTATATTAGCTCAAATGATATTAAATTAGGTTCTAAAAACGCTACTCAACCTGTTTTATTAGGTAATGATACTATTGAAGTTTTAAAACAATTAGCGAATGCTGTTAAAGATTTAGCTTCTATTTTACAAGTACAAAGAGATTATCCTAATGGTGCATTAGTAACTTCTTATAATTCAGTCGCAGGTAGTGTATTAAATCAAATTAATAGTGCTAATGGTATCTTAGCTCAATTAAATGATAACAGTTTAAAATCTAAAACAACCAAAGTACAATAATGGCTTCAGAAGTAACAGGCTCAAATAATACAAGTTCTATGGAACTAGATATAGATTTAAATGATGTTTTATCTATATTAGGAATAAATCTCCCATCTGTTCCTGTGTCTGGTTCATTACCTGAATTACCTAAAAAGTTAAAATTTAAACCTGTTAAAGGAACAATAGTAAACTCAACTACTAATGAACCATTACCAGGAGTTAAAATTAATAATGTATTTTTTAAAAGAACTACAACTGATAAAAAAGGTGAATTTACTATAAACCACCCAGATATAGGAGGTACAGGATTAGACCCTTCTAAATTTAAATTAAATATTAAAACAAAAGGATATTCTCCCACTACTGTAGTACCATATACATCTGTTGGAGATCTTAAGCCAAATTTAGGAATTATTACTTTAAATGCTAAAGAATCTAATTTAAAAAAAGAAATTTTAGATCTTTTAAAATTCCCACCTTCAACAGTAGAAGATTATAATACAAAAAACGTAACTGTTGATTTTAGAACTCAAAAAAAATTAAATACAAGTATAGATGATTTAAAAGGTATAGTAATACCTTTAGTATTAAGCTTAATAGCGGCTTATGGTATTAGTGAAGTTCAAAAAATAATAGAAAAATCAAAAATTAATCCTGCTGAGGCTTTTGATGAAATAAGAGATATAATTACTTGTCCAACAAAAGAGGAAATGGACATATTAATAGCTACTAAAAATAAACTTGTTAAAAAAATTAATAGTACTCTTACCGTAATTACCAATACAACAGATGTCCTAGCTAAATCAGAAGTAATATTAGGAATTACATCCCCAACTATTAAAATATTACGCCAATTACCCACACCCGTAGCAATTGCTGGTGTTGGTATTCCATTAAATATTATTACGGGTGTACAAGATACTCTTAAAAAACTAGATACTTTAGTAGAAAAATTACTTTATATTAATACTACTACTTTAGCAATTTTAACATTATTAAGAGGTGTATTATCCCAAATACTTGGTTTTTTAAATCTTTTAGATCTTTTAACTCAATTCTGTTACCCAAATGTGGTCCAAGATGGAATTTCTAAAGAATTAACAGCCTTAACTAATCAACAATCTACCCAAACTTCCCCTGTAGTTACAAATGCATATGGATTTACTATGGGAGTTGAAACTGAAATAACAGATAAACCATTAAAACGCAGACGAGCTATAGCTACAAATAAACAAAATGTAGTAATGCTAAAAGGAGAATGGTCATTTAGTTCAATTGATCAGATATTAATAGATGAGCTTGTATTCTACATTCAACAAAATAATTTAAAAGCAGACTAACCAAATATTTATAATTATATGAAAACAACAGAATTAAAAAAATTCATTAAAGAAGCTGTAAGAGAAGCAATTCAAGAAGAATTGAAAGATATTCTATTGGAAGCAGTTCGTTCTCCTAAACAAGTAGTTAGAGAAGCTTACAACCCACCTCCTCGCACCCCAGAACCATCTTTTACTCAACCTACAATGGATTTAAGATCAAAATATGCTGATGTATTAGGTGAAACCGCTATGAGTTTTACTTCAAATGATGTAGCTCAACCATTTAGACCGCAAGGTGATCCAATTAATGGAAATTTAGGAACTGGTGAGTTAGGTATGGATCAAATTATGAGTTTATTAAACACTAAATAATGGCATTTAACCCACAACAAATAAACCCAATTGATTTAAATCCAAACGTTGCTGTTGGGGTAAATTTACCTTTTAGTGGGCCTGGAGTTTTTACTCCTAATTATTTAACATCTCAAGCTATTAAAAATAATATAATTAATTACTTCCTCACCAACCCAGGAGAAATAATAATGAATCCAACATTTGGTGGAGGATTAAGAGATTATATATTTGAACAAATTGCTGAAGATACTTTAGATTTTTTAAAACAAGATGTTGAACAAAAACTTGAAAAATATTTCCCCTCAGTAATAATAAATTCCTTAGATGTTTTAAGAAACGATGATGACAATTCAGTTATTGTCCAACTTAAATACTCTGTTGCCAATTCAAATATTAACGACAACATTACATTCCAATTCTAACAATGGCTACAACAAATCGAGATATAAAATATATTAACCGTGATTTTTCAGATTTTAGATCACGTTTGATAGAATATGCTAGAACATATTTTCCACAAACATATACTGACTTTTCAGAAACCTCCCCGGGAATGATGTTTATGGAGCAAGCTTCATATGTTGGAGATGTTTTAAGTTTTTATTTAGATAATCAATTCCAAGAAACTTTTATTCAATATGCTCAACAAACAAATAATGTTTTTGATTTAGCATATATGTTTAATTATAAACCTAAAACTACAGGTGTAGCTCAAACTACAATTGATTTTTATCAACAATTACCTTCAATTAATATTGGTGGAGATTATTTACCTGATTATAGTTATGCTATAACAATTGGGGAAAATACAACTATTACTTCACAAAACGGTAACTCATTTATAATCCAAGATAAAATAGATTTTTCAGTATCAAGTTCCCAAGACCCTACCGAAGTATCTATCTATCAAATATCAGGAAATAATCCTCAATATTTTCTTTTAAAGAAAAGCAGAAAAGCAATATCAGCGGCTATTAATGTTTCATTTTTTGATTTTACATCTCCAATCCCCTATCAAACAGTAAATATACAAAATAATAATATTATTAAAATATTAGATATTACAGATGCTGATGGTGATATATGGTATGAAGTAGATCATTTAGGTCAAGAAATGGTATTAGATACTATTAAAAATACTAATATTAATGATCCTAATCAAAACGGTGATACACCTTACTTATTAAAATTAAAAAAAGTAGCAAAACGCTTTGCAACTAGATTTACATCATTAACTAATTTACAATTACAATTTGGTGCTGGATCACCAACAACCGTTACAGAAGAAATTACTCCAAATCCTAACAATGTAGGTATTGGTTTACCATTTGAAAAAGATAAACTTACTACAGCATATTCACCTGTTAACTTCTTATATACAGGAACATATGGTATATCTCCTTCTAATACCACTTTAACAGTAAGATATTTAACTGGTGGAGGTGTTACATCAAATGTACCTGCTAATACTTTAAATAATTTAGCTACAAGTAACTGTAAGTTTAATAATATTAATCTAAACTCAACAACTGCAAATTATATCTTTAATTCACTTTCAGCAAACAACCCTGATGCTGCTTCAGGAGGTAGAGGTGGAGATACATTGGAAGAAATTCGCCAAAATACTTTAGCAATAGCTGCATCCCAACAACGATCAGTTACAGCAGATGATTATTTGATTAGAGCTTTAAGTATGCCTTCTGATTATGGTGCTGTAACTAAAGCATATATTGAACAACCTAAACTAACAGATAATCAAGTTTCAACTATTGAAACTCTTAATTTATATGTTTTATCTTTAAATTCAATAGGTCAATTAGATTATGCTAATGATACATTAAAAAATAATTTAAGAACTTATTTATCTCAATATAGAATGATTGGGGATAATATTGAGATTAGAGATGCATATATTATTAATATAGATGTTGATTTTGAGATTATAGTATTACCTGAATACAATAATAATGAAGTTTTATTATCGTGTATAACAGCTCTCCAAACATATTTTAATATAGATAATTGGCAATTAAACCAACCAATTATGATACGAGATCTTTATCTTGCTTTAGACAAAATTAAAGGAGTCCAATCAGTAAAATCTGTTAATATTTCAAACAAAGCAGGAACTACTTCTGGATATTCTCAATATGCTTATGATATAGTGGGAGCAACTCAAAATCAAGTAATTTATCCATCATTAGATCCTAGTATTTTTGAAGTAAAATACCCTAATTTAGATATAAAAGGTAAAGTAGTTCCTTTGTAACGCCATATTTATAATAAAATATTATAGATGGCTATATACAAAATATTCCCTACTCAAGACGCTACCATATATTCCCTTTACCCTACAATGAATACAGGGTTAGATGCTATCTTAGAAGTATCTAATAAATTTGGACTTGAGGGAACCCCAGATGTAGCAAGATACCTTATTCAATTTGATACAGATGAAATAAAGGACATTATTGATAATAAAATTAATAATGCTTCTTTTGATGTTTATTTAAGAAATTCAATTGCTGAAGCCCAAGGTATTAATACAGATACAACTTTAGAAATCCGACCTATAGCTCAAACATGGAATAATGGAACAGGATATTATTTAGATTCACCTGTTGTAACAGATGGATCTTCATGGATATCTTCAACATACTCTGGTTCAAGTACTTGGTCTTTAAATGGCACCATTGGAGGATTTGCTTACACGGGATCATATAATTCAACATATGCTTCTCAAGGTGGAGGAAATTGGTTTACAACTTCAAGTTTTTTAGTTACTGAATCCTTTGGATTACGCTCAAATAAAGATATTGAATTGCCTGTAACTAAAACTGTAAATGCATGGTATAGTTCCTCAATCCCTAATTATGGATTTATAGTTAAACTATCAGGATCATCAGAATTCAATCCAAATGAAGATATTCAACCTATATTTAAATATTATAGTGTTGATACAAATACAATATATCCTCCAACATTAGAATTTAGATGGAGAGATTATTCAACTGTTTTAACGGGCTCGGCATCATCAAGTATAGTTACAACATCCAATTTAAAAATGTCCCTTGCTGAAAACCCAGGTACATTCTTTCCTGAAAGTATAAATAGATTTTATATAAATGTAAGCCCTTTATACCCTGCTAGAACATTCCAAACAAGTTCAATATTTACTGATTTGAATTATTTACCAACTAGTTCATATTATGCAATAAAAGACTTGGCTACCAATGAATTTGTTATTAACTTCGATAACAATTATACTCAAATTAGTTCTGATATAAATGGTAACTATTTTACAGTTTATATGAGTGGTTTAGAACCTGAAAGATATTATAAAATTTTAATTAAAACAATAATTAACGGCTCAACAATAATATT